ATTAAGTGTTCTAGATGCTCTTTCAAGAGTTTCTGTAAAGTTACCTTCAGTCTGAACAATGTTTGCTTCAAGTCGAACTTGATCAGTCCAAGAATCAGAAGCGGGAAGAAGTTCAAGAGCACCCACCCAAAAACCAACGATAAAAGGAGTTACACTCTCAGTGCGAGTTCCAAATGACTGTTTTAACCACTCTACATCGGTATAATCAAGGGTTACAATGTCGTTTGTTTTTCTGATGTTAGTTCCATCAGGATTTGTAAACCTTAAATCCCCCGATCCCGTCTGACTTTGTGTTAAATCGGTTTGAGTCGTGTAGTGTTTAGGACGCGCCTCTTTTTGATTGAAGTCAACACTATTTTTAAGATCAACTGATTCTTCCTGAGCGAGGAATGAAGTAAAATTATCTACGAAGAAACCAGACTTAAATCTGTTTAATCCATTTGCATCAGGAACAAATAAGTTTGCAGTATTTGTTTCTAATAATGAAAGTGAAGTAAAGAACTCAAGATTCTTGATTCTGTTTTCAAGTTGCTTGATATCAACCATTCTATAACGCTTATGCTCTAAAAATTTCTTAGAGGCATCCGTTACATTATAGAGGAAAGGTGGGAGTGAAATTGTTGCTATCTCAAGAGCATCATCGACTGAAGTGGGGCGTTCAGGATTTTCTGCTGGAGTACCATATTTAACCTGGAAAACCCCATCTTTAGTTAAATAAACTCTATCAATTCTTCCAAGATAGAAAGAGAAGTCTGTAAGAATACCTTCATTTGAAGCAAGAATATTTGGTGCAGAGTTACCAGTAACATTAAATGATCTTCCATTAAACTCAAGTGGAGATCTATCACCTTCTGATACCGTAGTAATATCAGATACCTTAGGACGAATATCGATAATATCTGAATTTCTAACAAAGTTTACACTTTCAATCTCTGTGCCATAATCAAAAGATGAATATGAATTTACAGTGGTAATGTCTCCATTATCTGTAGATTCATAATATCCATTTGAGAAATATGCAATTATTTTCCTTTGAGGTGCTTCTTCACTATTTTTTCTATTAAGTACACCATAGTCATAGAATTCACCATTTTGTCCATTAGAAGATGTATACTTGAATGAAATATCCTTACTAGGAGTGTCTAAAGTAGTTAAAGATCCTCTTACTCCAGACTCTTCAAATACAACGATTTCTCCTTCTTTGAAACTAATTTGATTTTTAGGAAGGAATGCAATCTTAGAATCTGTTTCTTTAACACCAACAATAGCGTGAGCACCTGATGTCTCGCCAATAACAGACTCACCAATTACAAGATCAGAGGTTTTTGCTGTAGGCCCTGTCAAATCTGCAAGAGTCATTGAGGGTGCTGATGGATCCGCATTACTTACAGATGGATCAGTTGCTAATTCATAGATTCCGTGAACTTCAATCAAATCTGCAGAATTCAGTGAAATATGTTCGTCTTGAACTCTTGTTCCAAAAGGATAATTGCCGTAAGTCAGTCCATCATTGAGAGTTGTAGAACCTATTCCAGACGCACTCCTTACAGACTTATCAATAACAACCGAGTTGACTCTGTTCTTAATTTTATTTTTTGCTTTAGGTTTAACCTTAGAAACAGTTGTGACAAGAGTTGCCTCATCATCACCACCAAGTCCAAAAATTTCTAATTGGTTTGAACCAGAATTTAATTGAACCTTATCCGAAGTAAGTTCTTCAGTTGTGCCATCACTTCTAATAAGAGTGTATCTTTCAGGAGTAAATGGTAAGAATGTTTCATTTGATTCAGTTATAACAGCAGCAGATAACTTATTATCGACAATGTTGACTTGCTGAGTCTTTCTGATTGTAAGTGTAGCGTTACTTAGATCTACATTAGAAATATTACGCTTAGGCATCTCTGTATACAGAGTGCTGTCATTAGTAATACCAAGATCTCCAGCAATAACTTTAAGATCATTTAAAGTAGTTGCTGACGCTGGAAGAGCACCACTGGCAACACCTTCAACTGTGGAAACACCAGTGATCGTGACAGCTGATGTTGCAACACTAACAACAGATGCAAAAACTGGATCTTGAGATAAAGTACCGGTAAAGGAAAGAATATTTCCTGCTTTAATTTGCCCAGGGAAGAGAGGATTGGTAGATCTGATTACCGATGTATTAGCAGCCGTAGCGGTAATAGTTGCAATTCCAATGTTAAAATTAGGAGAAAGAACCACATCAGCAGAGAAAGTTCTTGCGGCTCCAACTTCAGCACCATTTGCGCTACCAAAAACTGACAATACGTCACCAATACCATGAGAGGTGATTGCAGTTGCTACTCTAGAATTTTCAACGCCATCAATAATAAAGTTTTCATTTGTAATAAACTTACCAGAAGTTTCGTACAATACAAGAGATTTTGTATTGGTTGCTGCTTCTTTCAAAAACGCAGTTGCACCACTATTTTTACCTTTAATAAACGTGGGAACTGATAATGTAATAGTTTCGTTTAATGTTACTTCAGTGGTAGTTTGAACATCAAACAGAGATATTCCCCACTCGTTGATGTTTGAATTAGAACCACTATAAGTTCCAGAATCTAATCTAAAGTCATAAACTCTTGCTAATCCAATTTCTTTACCAGCAATACCAGTAGAACTATTAGCAACTCTAGCGTCTCTAAGACTTAATACATAAGTATTACCAATACCTATGGTTGGAGAACCGTGAACTCTATTGAGTTTAAGTGTCTCACCTGTCTCATAATTAATCTGCTGTCCCTTAAGAGTTTTTGTTGTTCTAGGCTTAGGAACATCAAGGAATGAGGGAGCCGTTGTTTCTACTTCATATCCTTTTACAAATGCTCTACCGGGAGAAATCTGATAGATTGCTAAATCGTCAGAAGGTGTTGAACCAGCGTATGTGGTTTGATCTGCTGCAAAAAGTCCTCTGTTTCCTTCGTTGTCATTCAGAGACTCTTTTACATTAATGCCAAAAGACTTTACATAATAATCACCAGATTCTGCATATGTTCTTCTTGCCAGTTCATCTGTGATAAAAGAATAATCACTAGTATTTCTTTCGCGAAGAGTACCATTGATTACTGTAGCAAGTTCAACAAAATTGCTATCATCAAAATCATTTAAATCTTTACTTTGAAGTGATGCGACAATCTTAAGTCTGTCAGCACCTGGAGATCCAAAATTGTTAAATCCTGCTGAATTATCAGTTAATGATGGATCTAAATCAGAATTAATGATTGTCTCTTCAATCATTAATCCAATTCTGTAACTAGGAGTGTTGGAATATTGATCTAATATAAGTGTTTGCTCACTAACATTTAAAAATGTCCCCTTACCAAAATACACACCATTACTGATAAAAAATGCAGAACCTATTGCAGTTGCATTTTGTTGAACAGTAGATGCGAAAGGAACACCCTCGCCAATAAGAGTATTCGCAGTAGAAATATTTACATTTGCAGTCAGAAGTTCACCACTCCTAAAAACTGACTCTTGATTATTTGCACCAGATCCAGAATAATTCAAGAAGAGAGTTACTTGTCCTCTAGTAGACTCTGATTCTAAAATAAAATTATCAACAATAGCAGTAACGCCAGAATCTTGTCCTGTTATTTGCGCCCCTACTAATTGATCAATGTAATCAAAAAGAGGAACCCCTAAGTATGCGTTCTCTAATATAACACATTCGTAATTAGTTGAAAATGTCGTATTTCCAGGAATAACTTTAGCACCCTCTTTGAAAAAGTGCTGTCCAAATTTCTCAACCTGATTTTGCAGGATAGATTGAAGAGAGGTTAACTCTCTTGCCTGCACTGGATAACCTGGTTTAAATAAAACCTTGTAATAATCCTTCTGAGGATCAAAGTCGTCAAAATAAGGGGCGACGTTGAGATTGGTTTCCTGTGACATAATTCCTTAGAACTGCAAGATAATTTTGATATCTTCTTTTTGACTGGACGATCTTGTAATAGACGGCCTATTATCTACGTAAATGATATTACCCGTATATTTTTCAACTTCAGGTTGAGCAACACCCTCCGAAAAGGACTGTCCTAGGTAATAAGTACGACTATTTATTTCGGTAGATATACCCGTAAATGAGGTTTGGATTGCCAAAGTTGCAGATCCTCCAACAATATCAAAAGATCCACCATCAGTAATTCCCTTAGTGAATCTATTCATTTTAAATCCATATTCTGGGATGGTATTTTTACTACCATCGGTGTTAAATCCTGCTGTTGATCTATCTTGCCAATACTTAAGAACACCTGTAACCTGATCATAAGAGACTACTCTACCAACAGCAGTTGATCCGAGTCCAATTGTTTGAGTAATAAAAGCATCAGCAGTAAATGTTGCAGAACTATAACCTGCACCAGTTAATTTA